TTCCCCATACCCACCCAACCCACCCAACTAAGCCTGTCCGTGAATATTATACCCGACCAGGCGTTCCTAAGCCGGGAAAGGACGTTCGTCGAGTAAACGCTCAAATGACCGGCAGCCGGCAAAGAGGAGGAGGAGGAGCCAAGATGCGCCGTGCTCTTCCGGGCAAACTAAACCCGGGCGTTTCAACGCCCGGAACAGCCGGAGGGTCGATGCTGGGGAACTCTTGTCATTTCCCAGCGCCAGCGCCACGCCGCATTTACTGTGCCCCCGCCCCGTTCACCCGGGGGGGTTATGGCAACTTTCAACTTCTCGTGTCCGCGTACGGTTATTCAACCCCTGTTACCCCTGTGGGACTATAAATAACCCCCTCTTTGTATTTCTCTTCTCCACCCGAAGAGAAATAAGACTATATATGTAAAGTTCATGAACTTAAAAAAAAATATTTTTTTTATGCCTACATTGATAAAGATGGGAAATGGATTAGGAACTACCCAAGAATCTGGCCTTACCGAAACAGGAAACAAACAATACGTGAGTGTCGGTCTCGTCACTCTTGTCTCAGTGCTTATCGTAATTGTAATTTTTATTGTGATGGGATGTAAACTCAAATGTGGAAAGACTAGAGAACGTTACATCCGAACGTCGAGTTCTAACGATTGCTGTGGGACGGGTTACGGTTATCAATCCCCCGTCGACTTTGCCGGACCGGCGAGTGCAGATATTAGCTGGAAAGACTCTCCCCATTGGATTTCTAATCCGAAGAATAAATACCTGCCCCTTGAGATGGCAGGGGTTGATTTGTACGCGACACAGCGCCGGTTGTCGGATAATTTTGAAATCAATCCCGCAAGCCCCTTAGCCCCTTTGTTTGAACCTTTTGGTCAATATTATGCAGGGGAACGGGCAGAGATTGATGGGAGGCGGTTTGTCGGCCAGCCGTGGACCAATAACGTAACTAAATCGCGGTGGGATTTTAGAGACCGTGGAGACCTTCCTATTGCCCGTTCTTTGAATAATCAACCTCAACAGGGACACATTATTCCGATTGGTATGGATTATACTCAACGATTGAACCTTCGTAAGTATGACCAGCTCTACCGTCCTGAACAGGCTCCGAACGCAGCTGTTCTTCCATTTTTGGGAACATATAATAAGGCAATTGACACTATTATCAGCCAGGATATGGATATTACCCTTTAATGAAGTATCCTTGGATTTCCTTTTTCCATCGTACGAAAAAGGAAACCGCGCTGTGGGAAGCTGCTGCTACAGGGACTCCGGGAGGGAAGCGACCTATCCAATAATCGGGGACAGAGTCCCTGTCGCGGAAGCTCCCGAAGCCTCCCGGGGCTAACGAAGTTAGCCCCGGGTTCACAGTTTTACATAATCCACTGGAGGATTATAAAAGCCACAATAAAAAAAATCAAAGTTTTAACTGTTAGTTGGGCAGCATTGCTGGTACATTTGGGAATATTTTCAATAACTCCTGTCGTCCAGGGGTTTATCAGGAGAACAAAAAGCCCGGTTAAACATCCTAGGGCAAGCTTATTGTGAGAGGCGTCTTGGGAAGCGGACGCGGAAGTGCTGGCGCCGTTTTGGAAAAGCCGTAGCATAGAAGCTTCTTCTTTTGGAGTTAATACGGTTGGCGTAACAGGAAGATCATCTAGAGAATCCATCAGTCTTGCTTATTATTAGGTTTTTTTAAAGCGACAGGATAAAGAATATAATGAATTTATCTTATGAAAAAACTCTAACCCTGCTTCAAACTCACTCTACAAATATCGTAGCATCGTATACGATGCGCCTGAAAGACAATAAACGTAAATGTAAGTTTCTTGAATGTGTAACCGAAGGAGTGTCCCAATCGTTTCTCATTAGTATTCCTGACAAGTTTAACGTAGGGGTGCCACTGGGCTCGGTGTCGACAGAGGTGTTTATTTTGCCAGTGGAGGAGGAAATTGTAAGCCGCCAACTGGATTATCTTAAAAACCTTCTTGGAACACTCCAAACGAATTTAGTTTCAATTTCAAGTAATATTATGTGTCATGTAACCCCGAATTCGAGCGTGTGTTACCGCATTGTCGGAGAATTCGACGCGCTTTACGAAGAAATGAACTTAGGGACTCCGCTCCAAAGTCTCGTCCAAAAGGTAACGAATTTGGTGGAAGAGAAATTGGAGCAGCCCGACGTGGCTCTTCTCGGGGGGGGGGCTGTCACATCTCAAATCTATGGCCCCTTGACAATTCAATCCACGTCGTTTATCTTTGACGAAATTGAATTGGGGCTCGTGTATATTTCAATAGATCTAAACTCGTTCTACGCGAACGTTTCCCGGATTCGCGAGGTGTTGATTGAAAAATACGCTCACCTTGAAGACAACGAACTCGACGTGCGCCAAGAAAAAATCGATCGGTTGTCTCAATTGTTTACCCAACTGACGGAAAGGTTCAAAGAAGTAGACGATATCCTGCTCAAACGTGATGGGACTTCCAAAAAAACCCTTGTTACCCTGGGAAATCTCTTGACGCGCCTGACCAAAGTTGAAAATGTTTCGGAACATAATAAGGGGAGCGAAACGACGGTTAATGATCTTAAATCCCAAATCCAGACCACAATTACCGAAGAACATATAAAATCTCTTCGACTCAAAGATTCAATCCATGATACGTTGGAACTTTGCGATATTTTAGTTTCTCAAGCCTTAGAAAAAATTAAATCGTTAAAAGACGAGGTGGGGGAACTTAACCAAGAAACCGTGGACAGTGACGCAGTCACTAATAGGTTATCAGCAGAATAAACAGCAGACAGGGAAATGGAAATTATAGGGTATTAACAAATACGAAATTTATTTTATTTCCTTACTCCAAATGGATAGTAGTCAACCTCCGGAAAAATTTTGGGGGAAAAATCCAGGCGTTCTCTTTAGTAGTGGGTCTATTTTTCCAGCCCAAAATAAAACTGTAAATGAAAATTTAAATTCGTTGACGCGTTTAGCTCTTGTTATTGCTGTTATTATGGCATTGTTTGGGAACAAACAATGGGTTTTTTTCCTGGCAGCAGCAGTCTTATTGATTGTTCTGCTCAAATATGGGGGGAGACGCGATTCCCCGGAATATTTTACACGCACCCCGACCTACGTTTCTGACAATTTTCATCAGACTGTAGTGCCGCCGCTTTATGCTGAAGAATGGCAAATACCCCCGCCCGCCTACGATATTTACGACTCGGCTGCACCGAACGATATTGAATATTTTCCTGAGCCTCTTAAACCCCAATCTTACCCTTACGGGCAATACCGAACCATCACGAGCAATCTTACGCCGCCAGATTCGTATGTGATCGACCAAACTTGTGGAGGGTCGGCTCCGGCGCGGGAATACGCCAACAGTTACTGGACTCGCAATTCACTCGCTTTTAGAGACAATATGACACGCGTCTTTAAGAAATCGTTGGCTCGGCGCTTTCGACAAAATTGCAACGATACGTTTTCGCCTTACAGCAGTTATTAATTCAACAATACGTTTCTTTTTCTGTTCTTACATAGAAAAAGAAACTCGGGAATACTTACCGTAATAATAAAACAATACTAATTGAACTTAGAACTAATAATATTGAAAGTTTAAAGTCATTTGGCTTCGTTATAAGCCTTTGTCTATCGTGAAACAGTGGATCAGCCGACAGAGACCGATTAAACAAATCACTATAATCAATCTGAATGCCATTTTTATCGCTTATTCGGAATCGATCCATTCTGATACTCTGTATTATAATATCCTCCATTCGCCAGCGCCAGTGTCCGCGTACCGCCACTTCGGTGCTGGCGGAGTCTCGCAGAGCCTCTCGAGTCCACCGGGTCGTCTTCTTCTGGAGTATGGTTAAGAAGCGGGTCGAGCGTCCGACAAATCAACCGAATGGAGACAGCGTAGTAAAGAGGACGACTTCCAGTCAGACCCAATCGTTTTTTCGGACATCACATAGACATCGCCGTGAGCTAACGGAACCGTCACTCTCGTGTCGGTGCTATTCTTTTGACTGCCTGGAAGTCGCCAAATAAACGAAAGTGTCGCCGACGCGCCCAAACACATCCCTACAACAATTTTTTTGTTGTCGTCGCCATGCCATCCCATATTAGAGTGTTTCTTCATCGGTTTCCCATCGTCTCCTTTTTCGTAGAAAGAAGTGTGGTATTTAGTACCGTCAACCTCTAAATCAGCTGTTCGGTCGCCTAAAAGAGACTGAATCGAGGTTCGAATTTTATTCAGCAATGGTACTTCGCTAAACGCAGTCACAGTAGCCTGTGTATAATCGTCGGACGCGTCTTGCCGCTCCGCGGCAAATAACATGTTTTTGTGAGCTCGCTTGATTTTTAGTCTCCCTTTATCAAAAAATCGCCCGTCGTAACGAATTTCGTCTTGTTCTTGGTACAGCTTTGCTGCTTCGTCAGGCTTTATTAAAAGTTCGATTCCATTTTTAATCACGAGGAGACAAGCTTTTGGTAAGTTGTCCTTAGGAGGGTCGATAAAAGGGGTTTTCTTCTTTTTATAACGCTTACGCAAAGAGTTTGCCCAGGCTTGGTAATTCTCAGGCTGAAATAAGGGGGCCGTGATGTTTACGACCGACGCCCGGTCCGGGTCTGCTTCGTTTATCTGCTTCGCGATTTCGTCTAATTCGGAGCAAGGAAACCCTTCTTCGCCGTTTTTGCTGAACGTAATCGCGTAGCGGTAGCGGTAGGACGAATCCTTCTTTTCTTCCTGGGTATGTTTTTGGGCATGTTTGGTTAGGCTACTTTTCCGTTGGAACGTGCGAGAACATTCGGAGCAGCGAAATGGGTGACGTTGGGTACGATGCTTGTCCACATCGGTTTTGTCCGGGAAGGTCAGGTCGCAGTCGGGACATTTTTCCTCGGCGGGAGCACTTTTCCCGCCCAACTCCTCGGCGGGAGCACTTTTCCCGCCCAACTCCTCGGCGGGAGCGCTTTTCCCCCCCAGCTCCTCGGCGGGAGCACTTTTCCCCCCCAGCTCCTCGGCGGGAGCACTCTCCCGCCCCAGCTCCTCGGCGGGAGCTTTACTGAACAAAGAAGCGAGACACATCGAAAGTTTATTGATAAAAGGATCGACACAACTTTTCTTCCGCTGAAAGACAAACGACCGCATTAACGTACTGTATAGTTTAGAATCCGACGGGAGGCTCCGGTAAGCCTCAAGATCCGAAAAAAAGTGGGTTTGGATCAGGGTGAACCCAAGTTGTTCCAAAGCTTCTTTGAAAAAATCGAAGTAAAAAAGGTATTCCGTTTGGTCTTTAACCAGGCTGTCCGGATCTTTGATATCCAGAAAAATGTCGTCCCCCAAAAAAGACGGCGATTCCGATTGATACTTCTGTTTAATAGTAAAAGTCGGGTTATTAACGATTCCTTGGGATTTAGAAAGTAAGAGACGAGTTTTGAGTCCATCCAACACGGTCCCTACAAAAATCCCTCCAGTCGGAACAAACCGGTTAATCGATCTTAAAAAATCGGTCCACGTTTGTTTATTCTTCGTAAGATAAGTGAGCGAGAAAAAAGCAACGACCGAATCGATACGCCCCCCCCCCACAACGTCGGCTATCGTTTGCGTATCTTCAATGACCGTATTAATAAGAGTCACCTGGTTTTGGGGTGTTCTGGACGCCATCGTTTGACGGCGTCGCGCGAATTCTGTTCGATGAAATTCGTCGGGTTCAACTGCATAGACCGAATACTGGTTCTGATTCCATTTATGAAGGTCGCCACCGCGCCCCGACCCAATGTCAAGAAGCGTCTGTCCCTTGGGGACATAGGTATTCAACAACGTTTTTTTCTGAAGGTTAGAGACCCGCCGGAAAAGTTTTAACGTATACCCTTTTATAGTGTCTTGGCTAATTGGGTTGTTAATATCTCTCCACACACTTTGTGCTGTTGTAATCGAATTGGGAAACGGTTTATCTTTTCGAACGCGAAATGGAACGAACTCGCCATTTCTGTAAAAACATTCCACGGTTTTCTCTGCTACCGAAACCCCGTTGAGCATCCCGCCTTCAACAACAACGCCTGGATTCGAATAAGGGAAATCGCGATCCCCAGTAAACAAGACCTTCTTTCGATACCGCCCTGCGCCTACAAGCAGCGCATACGTGTCTTTTTGCCGAACTTCAAAATAAAAATCAATGCTTAAAAGATCCGGGGGTTTCCATTTCCATGTATTCATGTTAGAGTAAGCCTGAAGAGCGGGTTGAAAAATTAGCCCGTCAGTCCCGACGCTCTGGGTATGGTAAGTTCGAGTATCTTTCAACGCATTCCGCACATTGCCATAAAAGTCCGCCAAACTATAAAATTTTTTAGAATAGAAAGAGAGAATAGGAGAATCCAAACACACCCTCACATCCTGGACAAAACGATCGGCTTGGAAAATATGTTTTCGTTGAGTAAACGACTCGGTTCGGACATCCTGTCTCTTGTTGAAAAGAATATCAAAAGCATAGAACGAGGGCGGATTGCCTTTCTCTTCCGCCTCTTTTTCCAGATATTCTCCGTCGATTATCGTTCCGTGAAGCTCAGCACACCCTTTGCCGACTTTGGAGAACCGGTGCGAAAAGAGGTCGCAGAGAAAGGATCCAAACGAGGTGATGAAAAGAAACTTTCGCACGCCGTCAAGTTTAATGGTGGTGTCCCAAGCTGAGTTATCAGCAGTCACCTCCAATAAATTTTTGTATTTAATAGAAATTGGACGGTTCACAAAAAAATTAGCAAATTTAGTGGAAGATTTAACGTTAAACAGCCCATTAAAAACGCGAATGACTTGTTCGGAAGTCTCCTCTTCCCGAACCGGCGGAGTCGGCGCTCCGCTCCGTCGAAGACCGCTGCGGGAGACTCCGCCGTCCTTCGGTCTCTGAGCGGAGCGACCGGGGACCGCCGCCGCCGCCTTCTGCTCCCGGCCCCGGTTCGGCGTCCGCTTCGCGGTCTGGCGAATCCATTCCGCCACAGCCGAGACCGCGTCAATAAACCCGGACGTCGTACACCCGGAAATCCGTTCGATTTCGATTTCGTATTTTTTCCGCTCGACAGATTCCCACGGTTTCTTTTCGGACACTTCCGTAAAATCTACCTGGACCCCTTTCCATGGCTTAAACGTCGTCCGGAGCCGAGTTCGAGAAATTTCAGGAGGAGATTTAGCGTCGAATTCGTTGGACTGAACCGGTTCTTCTAACGAAGCACCGATCCTGACGCCAAGAGTTTTAAGGTCAACGTAATCGCTACGGAACGAAGTTTTACGCTGAAATGTGAGAGTAGAGGTTTTGAGATTTAGTATCTTGCGAACCCCTTTTATAATTTCAATTAACGTCTGCGTTGTTACGGGTTCCAATGAGGTCAACCTTCTTATTTCACCCTGAACTTTTGCGAAAACTGCTGGAGATACGCCAGGCTCGAAGCCGGTTGCCCTAAAAGTCCCGAACCGGGCTTCGACTTCGCAGGAAAGAGGGAGTTCGATGAAGGCTTTGATAGGAGTGAAAAAGGCGTACACTCCTTTTTTTTCCGGCTTTTTATGACGCGACATGCGGGTCTGGTCTTCATGGCGTACGGCGGCGTATATCGCCTTTAGAATATCTGGTTCCGAAGGTAAATTTCTTTTTGCCATTTATCCTTTCCTTTATCAGAGCTTTCTTTTTGAACGTTTTCAATTTTTTCTCTTTTTCGTGAAAGAAAAAGAGAAAGAGACCAAGCCAAGCATATACATATATAATAGAGTAAAATTTACAAGGTAGGGTGACCCAATGACCCATTAGCAACTCGAGCGATGTTCCAATTGTTGGCTATAAAAATTCCGACAAACGATTGCGGGAACGGCGCTTCCTCGGCGCCACCGAGCCACCACTCGAGAACCTCCCCACTCGTCCGGAAAGGAACGCCACCTCCGTTGGGAGTGACCCCGGCTGCGGCGATCGCTGCGCCGGAGGGGACATAGTCCAGCGATACATTAGCAAGTTTGCTGTAATTGGTGCTCCCGCTGGGGTTGTACAAGAAACTGTTAAGGGCGTAACTGTACATATGGTAACCCACTTCCTCAGGGATAGCGACGGAGTAGTAGTAGGGGACCGTAAGGGAGTAATAATCGGATCCCAGAACGACACGAAGAGTCGATTCGTACTTAAGAGAAGCTTGGGCAAGAGGATCGATGCCGTTACAAACCTTCCCCATCAAAGGCGCTTCCGTACTATAGTTCGACCATTCTCCACCTTGTCCGCCAAGTTGGAGGACTGAAACATTCTGTGCCATAAAATAAAAGCTGTAAATAGAATGGCTCAAACGGAGATCTTGGGAAGTAATTGCAGTCAGGTCGTTGAACGCCCGTCGGCCAATCGTCTGGGTTTGCTTGATAAGCATATCCCGAGGCGCGTCGCCCATTTTAACACGTTCGTCGTTATGGACGACTGCGTAATGGACCCAAGTTCCCGGACGAACAAGGGCAGGTACTTGATTTAACGTGTCGCGGATGAAGACATCGTTAAGCGTGGCGGGGGCGAGATCGACTTGTGCGCCACCAGGTCCAACGTTTTGATATGATTTGTGACTTTCTAAAATAATCAACTCTTGCCATCGGCGGAATGTATAATTGATTTTGACATCGTTAAAAGGGAGGGCGGCGATGGGAAGCGCGACCCCTGAATCAAGAGTGAACCAGAAAGGGAGCGGGATTTGGAAAAATCCACCGGTTCCAAGATACGTTGGGACGGACCCGGTCGGATCAACGCCTGGGGGGGGAATGGAAGCAGCATCGCCTCCTGATTTAAACTCAGTCATCGCGGCAATGTCGCCGATCATATTGTTGTAACCCGTCCATTTGGACGCCGGAAGTCCAAAACGAGCGTTGGCATCTAGAAAGTAATTGTCGAATTCTTGAACTGTTAGTTCGTTAAACGTGATACTGATATGGGCAAACAAATTGTGCATCAGATTACGGGTCCAGGCAATTCTTGAGTGATTGAAGATCGGCTGGGCTGGATCGACAGCTTTGATATTCAAATAGACTTGAGGAATTTGAGCCCGAAACCAAACATTCAAAACGTAGTCGCCACTTCGATTAACCGAAACTGAAGCGTTTTGGGCTCCGAAATCGTGGACGCCGTCGTTACGCAGGATGACGGGGATAAAAGAAAACCAATTTGATTTTTGAACGCCGCGGACAAACCAAGTAATGGCTTTAGGTCCACCATAAATAAACCCTTCGGGTTCTGAAAATGTAGCCAAATCAATAAACACAGTACTGGTCGAGACAGAATTAGTAAATGCCATTTCTCTACACCAAGAAAAAAAAAATGAAATTTTTCTTCTTATCCTCTAAGAGAAAAAAAGGTAGGGTTGGTGTTTGTCGTGTTCCATTTCAAATCCTTTTAAAAATACCGATTTCTTCTCACTCGTGACGTAGTCACTAACGAACCGACTTTAGTCGGCGTCGCGGACCGACCAACCACAAACTCACACTTTCACTAAGTCACCCGCTGCGCGGTCGGGAGCCGAAGGCGTCGGCGGAGCCTCCCCGAAGGCTTCCGGGACGAAGTCCCTCCACTCGGTGGTCCGTGACTTATTGAGAAGAAATTAAAATTTAATCAGTTACGCTCCAATTCCCATCAGCATACTATTAGCTGCTACGCCGGAGGAATTTCCATAATAACCATCCGTTCCGCCCATGTCGTCCTCCTCCCCCCCCTGTCCATTGAACCCGGCACAACAGGAATCTCCCCCAGCTCCCCACCGATGCGTTTTTCCAGGACCCGAATTCAGCCAAGCAAGTCCGTTAATCGTGCCGAGCCCGGCTGTCATTTTCTCTTTCGATTTTGAAGATGATTTTGCCGCCCAGATTGCCAATATAGCGACTACAAACACAATGATAATTCCATATTCTAGTTCGATGTTAGTTCCGTTATTGCTCGCCATCTTACTTTGAGAAATTAAAATTTTTATTAAAAAAAAAACAAAATGTAATATACAACAATGTCAACAAACGATAAATCGGACAACGAGAGTAAATCTACCCGGTCAAGCGAATCAGTATTTTACACTAATATTACCAAACAACTCGAGGACATTCATTCAATCTTAAAACAAATATACGACACTTGTATACAATTTCACGAAACCGATCAAGAGTTTATTTCCGAAGAATCCTTTCTTTTAGAGGAAGGACTTTCTAAAGAAAGAACTAAACAAGAAATAGAACATGAAGCACTACGTACAGCGTTTCGTAACAAAACTGAAAAAGAGCAGAAGCGGAATCAAGATCGCATTCTAAGAAAGGCGCGTTCTTTAATTGCCGAACAAAATAAAAATTCTCAAGTATGGGATTAAAAAAAAATGAAATTGATTGTTATTTTAAATCAAGTTATTAACAATAATAATGGCAACTTTGAGTAAGAATTCAAACTTTAAAATTTTTATTCTCTCTCTTCTCAGACGTCTAGATTTAAATCAACAAAGTCTGGACGCGTTTACTGATGAAGAGAGTATGATTGAATTTTCCCGAGCGTTTACCCATAAAACATGGTCCAAGTCGTTTAACTATGAACGTTATGAGTTTTTGGGGGATACTATCATAAACGACACTGTTGCTCACTATATTAGTGTTACTTTTCCCCATATACAAAATGTTGCTTGGATGACTCGGATCAAACATACTTTAATCAGTAAAAAATATTTAGCTGGTCTTGCCCATAAGGCAAAGTTTTTGGAGTTTATCCGGTATGGAGATGAACTCAAGCCTATTTTAGCCTGTTCTTATGAAAAAGCGACTGCTTCCTTGAACAAAGAATATCTTTCTATTCTTGAAGATGTTTTTGAGGCTTTTATTGGAGCGTTACGCGACATTGTGGATAAACAAACAGTTGACGGGGTCGGGGGTATTATTGCTCGGAACATGGTCTGCACATTCCTCGATAAAAAAACTATTTCCGTGAACTACGACGACATTTTTGATTCTAAGTCGCGTCTCAAAGAAATTTATGATAAATACCACTGGGGGTTTTCGGTTCGTAACAAAGGCACTCACGGTACGTTTACAGCTTCAATGATCATTGGGCGCGAAAGGGATGGCTCTTCGAGTGTTGAAGTGTATGGGTATCCGTACGGAACTAAAGAAAAAATTTCCGCTAATCGAAGACTTCTATGCATTACCCCGGGCTTTAGCAAAGAAGTCGCGCAACAGAATGCTGCTAAACAAGCTCTTGAAGTACTGAGGACTAAATATAATATTCACGAAGATCGGTCGAGTCCTAATTAGAATTAGGTTGAGAGGTTTGTTTCTTCTTTCGTCTGAAAGAAGAAACTTTAGTTAGAATTGTTCTACCACCGGAGCGAATCGACTACCGGGAGGGGGGAGGGGGGAGAGACTCCGGCTCCGGGCTGGAGTGACGAAGTCACTTGTGGTGAGGGCACTTGTGGTGGTGGGTGCGGTATGATCTTCTTCCTCCCAGGTCCTCCCCCCCGCCGATCTCGCCCATCTCGCCTATCTCAACTCCCTCTGGTGTCGATTCTTCATCCGAGGTACGTTGGGTACGGCTGTATAGGTTGCTCCCAAACTCTTTCAAATACTTCTTGGCGCCTTCAAGTGTATTGTTTGGTGCACGAAATAAAGCAAATCCATAAATTGAGGCTCCACAGATAATCAGAATAAAAACGATTAATATTACTAACGGGATTGTGGTACTCTTCTCCTCGCGCTTCAGATCATTATTTATTGTTTTAATAGAGTTAATTGTCATACAAGTTACAATAATTCCTAGCAAACCTACTACCCAGACACTTCCAACTAAAACCCAGAAAGCTTTTTTGGATACACACGCGGATTCGGACATTTGTATATATACACAAATATAAAAATTAACTTAAATAAATTTTTGTATATTCAAACCCCTATGGGACTTTTATGCAAAGGAAGATCATTTATCCAATCTTAAATTTAAAAAATTAAAATATAATCTAAATTTAATGAAACATAAAGATAAACTTTTAAGATTGAGACATCAATATATAAAAGAACTGGACGTATTGAACCGAGAGATAGAATCGGAAAAAGGGAAGAAGGTTCGATTTTCCCCTGAAATCGAACAAATTTGGGGGGGCAGTAGTGACTCTATCACTCATGACGCAGTCACTAACTCCGTTAGCGGTGACGCAGTCACTAACTCCGTTAGCGGTGACGCAGTCACTACCTGCTCTTGTAAATGGGTCTTGGATTGTACTTTAGAAAATAATATGTGGAAATGTATGAGACTATTCATATAAATATTTATACTGAATCCACATCTTTGATCGAGCTTTTTAAGTTTATGAGCCTTATAACGTAAATACAAACACCAACACCACTCCTCCGTCTTTAGGGAGATCGCCTTCAGCGATGGAGGACTTAACGCAATTAAGTAGGGGTTTTTGACACCGACTTCGTCGATGCTAACATAGACGAAGTCCGACTCTTCGAGTCTAGTGACTCCGTCCGACTCTTCGAGTCTAGTGACTCCGTCCGACTCTTCGAGTCTAGTGACTCCGTCCGACTCTTCGAGTCTAGTGACTCCGTCACTGTGAGTTTGTGTTTGTATTTAATGATTTCTCCATCTGATTTAAATTGAATTAGTTAATATTAAAAACTATATATAAAAAAAAAAGATGCCGCCACCTGTAGATTTTAAAATTGCTTTGTCTGAAGCTTTAGAACCTTATTATGGGAAAAAATTAACCAAGAAATATGTGTGGTCTATTTGCCACCGAACTAAATCGCCTCAACGGGCTTATCAAATGGTAGGCAACTTAATTTTTAATTATGAAATGAAAGAACAGGGAGGTGAATATATAGACCCACAAAAAATTTTGTGGGAACCTTTAGTCGAAGATTGGGAGTCGTGTCTTTATGATAAAGAAAAAAAGGATATTGAAAAACTCTATTCGGAAGCTGGGAAACCCATGGTGAAAGAAGGTGCTATCAACTGTAAACGGTGCGGAAAAAATAAATGTTTTTACTATCAAATTCAGACTCGTTCGGCCGACGAAGGAATGACGACGTTTTACACCTGTACCGAATGTGGGAATCGGTGGAAGAAGTAAATTTTTTATCTTCTAGACCGCTGTGCAGACGCCGAAGGGGAACTTGGGTTGAATATTTTTTTTTAAGATGAAAAAAAATATATATATATAAATGGACCCTATTTATATAGTCCAAAGTACTCAAAAAAATTCTAAATACAGCTATGTTATTACAGAACAAGAAGCGAAACAGTACATTCGAGAAAAAGCTGAAGCTGTGAGAACACGTCTTTCTGTCAACCCTCTGCTCAAAGTCTATACCACGAGCGATAGCAACCAAGATGTCAAAGTTTTAGTTCAAAAAATAGGGAATATGTGGAATGGATTTTTAGAAGAAAATGTGACCTTTAGTTATTTTCCAGTAAACCATGTTTTGCACGAACCTGCCGAAGAGAAAACCGATTCTGAAGACGAGGAAGACGAGGAAGACGAGGAAGACGAGGGATTTATTATCGGGAAGGTAAAAGAACTCGGTTATGATAGCCATCACTTACGGCTATAGTACGGTATGGAGACGATAAAAAAACGGGGTGATCCAATCACTCGTGACGAAGGTCTGGAGAAAGTTCACTATATCGAACAAATTTTAAATAATTCTTAATTTTGTAATAATAAATGAAGTGGTGCTTCTTCGTTTTATTTTTATTTTTAGTTTGTTTGGTTTTTATTACTATTTCACGGGATCACTATTCTTTTGTTAAATATATTGGACAATGGTCTCCTCGGTTTCGGAGTCGTTATATAGGAAAGAAAACTTTTTATGATATTTGTCAGAACAAGTATGAAAGTTATTTGTTTTTAACAAAACTGGGTATTCCTGTTCCTCGTTTGTATTATTACGGGTTCTTACACAAAGTTGATTTTGATACCCTCCCTTCTTCTTTTGTTATTAAAACCGTAAAAGGGTTTGGATCTCATACGGTTTTCCCCTTTAAAGAAGGGGTTAATCAATTTGATAAAACCATTAGTCTGGATGATGTTTTAGAAAAAGTTAAGGGTCGCCTTAGCATTATCGAAGAATTTTTGAAAAATACAGATGGAGAATATTCTATCCCTAATGATTATAAAGTGTTCTGTTTTGATGGCGTCCCGGAATTTATTTTACTGAAAAGATACAAAAATTCTTTGTATCGACAAAAATATTACACTGCTACAGATTGGAAACCGTTGAAAGATCTTCGGACTGCTTCTACGGATACTGTTGTTCCTAAACCAGTTGAACTGGATGAAATTCTTCAGTTAGCTAGAAAAATAGGTACATATTTTAGAAATAATATAGTGCGGATGGATTTTTATGTGACGGATCGAGGGGTAATATTCGGGGAGTTTACCCCGCATCCTTTTGGGGGGGTTGGGTATACTCCTTGGGGGAAACGCTATCTGAATAAACTGATGAAGAAACATAAACTCTTTATTCTTTCCTAATTTTTCCTAGCAATTTTTTGTGGGTGTGTTCAATTGGAAATATATATACTGGTATTACCAATAGGTCCAGCCCCGAGTAAACGAGTGTCCTTCTTCTTTGTCTCTATATTTTGGCGTCCAAATCCACATAACATTTCGGAATTTAGAATACCCGTGAGCTAAAGCGCCGTTGTGCGAGTTCGACAAGTCATCCATACTACGTATTACTAATACGCAGTATTATGGGAGAAAAGCGACGGGAAGCGAACCACCAACCAACCAATCAGGGACTCCGTCCCTCCAGTCCGGACCTCCGAAGGAGGTCAGAACGAAGTTCTGTTCACGGAAGAGTGCGGAAGATCCCGAAGCCTCCCGGTTCGTTAGCAATAACGACCAAAGTCAGACTCTTCGAGTCTCCACTAAGTCACCCGCTGCGCGGTCGGGAGCCGAAGGCGTCGGCGGAGCCTCCCCGAAGGCTTCCGGGAGTGGATTGCTGCGTTATTGGCGATAATATTTGTTAGACAAAATATCCTATAGATTGGATCCTTTTATTAAGCTTCAAGAAGACAAAAATAAGTTAAAATTTATAAAATTGAAATGTAGAATTAAGTTTCTATTCATAAACCACACAAAAATGTCAGGCAATTATGTTTTTCTTCCAGTCAATCAAGCTAATGTTGATAATATTGAAGTTGGCGACCCTGAAGAAATAGTTACAAAAGATGGGACGAAATTTATGAGATCTTCAATTACATACAGGAACGACCGGGGGGATCTGTGCGATATGTATTTTGCAGGACCCAAACAGTTCTCTTTTGGGATCTCCCCCGAATATCCTTTTGGGCTTCCTAAACACGATCAGACTAACGATAAAATCAAAAGTTTTAAGATTTGCTACAATATTTGTGATATGCGCAACGTCATTAACCCTTCCAAAGAAGAGCAGTATATGGAAGAAATTTTTACCGGAATTCATCAAAAAGTTGTGGAGGCGGCCCACCAAGAATCAACCTTAAAAAAGATCGGGCCTGCCCAAGCTATTGTTATTCGTTCTGCTAAGCAGAACAACGAATCCCACGGCGGGGTCAAACCGGTTTTATCCTTGGGAACGACAATATCCCCCCATAATCCCAACCAACGTGTCCCCGATCCCAGTAAACCAAAACGAATCTATGCTAAACTTTTATCATCTAAACGTCCTCATGAAGATATCATTATCCATACTAAGTTTTACGGTCCTGGAAATAAAAATGTAGATCCGAAAAAATTTATAAATGTTCAAGGGTTCTTAGAACCTGTATTCAACCTTCAGTCGATTTACTGGGGGGCTCACGGGTCAACCCCGTATGGGGCGTCTATCCAGATCAAATTGTCTGAAGCAAACTTTACTCCAATGTCTCGGAATGGGCCTCCAAAACGGATGCTAAGCGCTAACACTGCTACGGCTGAAGAGGATGATCAGAGCGATGATGATGATAATCCGAAAGATGACAAAGTTGTAGTCGAAGACGAACCTGAAAATATGTCTCCTTCGGATCAGCTGTCTCGAATTGGTTCAGAAAACGTTCCGGAAGACGTTCCGGGACATGTTCCGGTTGTCGTTAAAGCGTCTCGGAGGAAGCAAACGAAGAGGCGAGTAATTCGTAAACAGCCTATTTCTACTTAACTTTGCCAGTTAAAATTTTCTTCTCATTACAAAAGAGAAGAAAATATTCTTTTTTATCAGCAGAGTTTAAATTGTGATGGGAGTGTAGCTTTCGACTTTAATCACTACGTCTCCAGTTATCTTTGCTCCGCTTTTCCGTTGGATTGACGGAAAAGTAAACTGCGTTATTCCAATGGGAAACCTAAAGTTGTACAAGATTGAATTAATGTTCGGATTTTTAGTTCTTATCTGTACGTCAGTGTGTGTAAGGTAGGACATAGTCTCCACTTGAAGATAGTTTAATAAGTTATCAACGGCTGTCCCTCTTATATAATAGAAGGGGCGTCCGGGGTCGCCTGTGAATCTCCCGGTCCCCCCCTTCATTACAAAGGAGAAATAATAAGGAGGGTGGCACTTGCACGGGTGGTGGTGGCACTTGTGGCACGGGTGGCACTTGCACGGGTGGTGGTGGCACTTGTCGCACGGGTGGCACTTGCACGGGTGGTGGTGGCACTTGTCGCACGGGTGGTGGTGATGGCGGGGTTTTGAATAGTTGATGACCGTTATTTTAAAAACTCCTCTCAAGCCCCTGAAGTTTTGAGGTTTCCTTGTATTAAGAATACTTGTTGGAGTAGCAGATATTGTAGTATTAAACGCCCAAGAGTTCAAAGGAGGAACAACAATAGTAGCCATTTATAGTATAAGGTATAATTTTTGCAAAATTAATTAACAAAATGATTTATCCTATATAATTAACAATGACAACTACCGGTCCAACTAAATTTGAGTATAATACAGATGTCCAACACCTTCTCAATTTGATTGTGAATACGTTTTATTCTACTAAAGAGGTTTTTTTACGGGAACTTATTTCAAACGCTTCCGACTCATTAAACAAATTAAGGTATGATTCACTGACTAACCCTCAAGTTTTAGCGGACACGAAAACACTTACAATCGAAATTGTCCCCAACAAGACTCTGAATACATTAACCATCAGAGATACAGGAATAGGAATGTCGGAAGAGGACCTCATTTCAAACCTCGGAACGTTGGCCCATTCCACTACCAAAAATTATTCTGGCGAGGGCAACCCCCTCCAAAACATTATAGGGCAATATGGAGTAGGCTTTTATTCAGCGTTCTTAGTCTCTGACAAAGTAGTAGTTCGATCAAAAAAACCCGGATGTCCTCAAGCAGTTTGGGAATCATCTATTAAAACCCATTCGTTTACCGTCAAAGAGGATTCTGACCCCCAGCTTCTCCGTGGAACTGAAATCGTATGTTTCCTCCAAGACGAACATAAAGAATATTTAGATGAAACTCGTCTCCGCGATCTTGTCCGTCACCATAGTCAATTTATCGACTTCCCGATCCGTTTGTGGGTGCAGAAGGAAAAAGAGGCGGATTCATCCAACAGCGACCAGTCGGACGACGACGACGAAGAGACGAAAATAGAACTAGTCAAGCCGTCACATCCTATCGAAGGGATCGAGGAATGGAGTCTCCTAAACGACAAACTTCCTCTCTGGACCCGGGTAGCAGATTCGGTGACTCCTGAAGAACACCAATCTTTCTACAAAACTATTTCCCACGACTGGGAAAATCATCTCGCAGTTAAACAATTTTCCATTGAAGGAAAAGTCAATCTCCGCGGAATTTTGTATACTCCGTCTCGAGCTCCTTTTGATATGTTCGAACCTTCCAAACTCCAAACCAACATCAAACTCTACGTACGCCGTGTTTTTATTCTAGATGACTGTAAAGATTTTTGCCCCTCATATTTAAACTTTGTGCAAGGCGTTATCGACTTTACTGACCTCCCTCTCAACATTTCGCGCGAAACCATTCAAAATCAAAACACGATAATGGATATCGTAAAAAAGCATATCGTAAAACAATGCTTAGAAATGTTTACCCTCCTTTCCAATAATCCAAACAAGTACAAAAATTTCTACAACTTATTCTCTAAAAATCTCAAGTTGGGATTCCACGAAGACCCGTTCAGTAGGAAAAAAATAGTAGAACTCCTCCGCTTTCATTCTAATAAAAGTCTTGAGACAATGATTTCGTTGCAAGAGTATATCGACCGAGCCGACCCCGACCAGAAAAATATTTATTATCTTGACGGCGAATCTTTAGAATCCCTTTCCTCGTCGCCTTTGATCGAACTCATGAACAAACAGGGACTAGAAGTGCTCTTGCTTACTGAACCTATAGATCCTTTTTTAGTTCAAAATCTAAAAGATTACAAAGGGAAACCTTTAGTGTCTGTATCGAAAGAACTTGTGTTAGATTGGGATCCTACACAAGAAGATCATTTTCATCAAAAATTTAACCCTTTATGTACCCATATTAAATCTATTTTGGGAAATAAAATTGAAAAAATCGTCATTTCTAAACGGTTAATCGATTCTCCATGCGCTCTTTCAACGTCTGAGTTTGGATGGTCGGCTCGAATGGAACAAATTATGAAGACTCAAACGATGCGGGACAGTTCAATGCATTCTTTTATGGCGTCGAAAAAAATTCTCGAACTCAACCCAACTCATTTTATAATCCAAAATCTCCAGGAAACTTTTTCTGAGAATCCAGACGATCGGTCCATCTCTACCTTGAGCTGGATTCTTTACGACACAGCGTTATTGACCTCCGGATTTTCTTTACCCAACCCTAAAGACTTTGTTCAACGAATATATCAGGTTATAGCAGAGAACAAAGAGACGAACGAAGAACCGGAGAGCGAACTCGAAAGAGTTCAAACGACCTCAAAATAATCCTTAATATAAGATTTGATAAAAACAAAATAAATAAAAGTATTTCTTAATAAAAATTAAGAAACCAATGAAACCTAATTTTAGCAATATGTATAATTCTTTAACTTCATCTCGAAGTCATCCAAATAGATCTCTTCAACTCTCTTATACAATCCCCCCGCCCCCCTCTTTTTTGGCGCCGGATCATCCTCCTAGTCCTTTTCTACTGGATTCTCCTGCTCCTCCGATTCCCCCGCCTTTTGTCCCATCGCCGTCTCCCGAACCTTTGCCTCCAGTTTTCGTTCCAGACTCTTTTTATAGCGATAAACCCGACCCACCGCTCCTATCAGAGCGAAATTGTCTTCCCTATCAACCACAATTAAACGAACCGTGGCCCTCTGTGCGCCCGAAACGTGCTTACACCGAAGGGTCTCATCCTTCTTCTGATTTTTCTTGCCTTTGTGAGCAGCTGACCCAGAGCCAAAACCAAAAAAGTCAGCTCATCCAAAGCATTACTCACTTTGAAAACTATATAGCACGTTATCCTCAATACGAACGAGGCTTCGACTTTAATCAGGACAAATGTTTGGATAACGCTGAACGTAAACTTAAAAAAACCAAGATTTTGTTAGAAAAAAATAAATGCCAAATTTCAATACTAGAATCACAAATTCCGCCGAAAAAGGGATTCCCGATCTACTACCCCCTTCCTATACCCCCCCAAGATACGGAAAAGAACCGTTCCTCTAAAAAAAATACAAAGTTCTTTAAAATTTTTAAAAAACGGGCAAAAACGTGGCCATATTCCTAGACTCTTCGAGTTTAATAATTACATTATTACATATACATCATAGACATAGAAATGGAAGCCGAGGAATAATCGGCAGGCCACAATTTTTCAACATGATGGGGCGAAATGGCGAGCGGAAAGGAGCATTTGGTTATGAAAGAGGGAGACAGCGCTCCAGTCGATCCGTCGGGGAGTGTCACGTGGTGGAGGAAATTGATACGGGATACGATCTTATTGATGATCCGTCCGAGCGTCCGGATCCCTTCCGACTGTATCTTGTCTATTTTGGATAAAATCGTCTGCGCTCCCTCTGTTGTCAAAGAAACCTTGTCCGGGTTCATTCCTAGGTTGTCAAGCGCTTGCGGGAGTAAATATTTCTTCATAATTTCGATTTTGTCTTTGTCCGAGTAAGACGGGACATTGAGGATTCGGAGTCGATCCCGCAAGGGAGGTGAGAGGAGAGAATCGTCGTTCATGGCAAACAGAAAGAGTATTTTGGAGATGTCGTGGGGAAACTCCGATAAAAAATCGTCTTTGAATTCCACGTTCTGGGAGGGGTCGGTAATATGGAGAAGCGCTGACTGGACTTCGTATCCCCCTACGGTTTCTCCTAATTTGTCAATTTCATCAAAGAAGATTATTCCGTTAGCATACTTCATCCGTTTCAACGCTTTGAGGATAATGCTCGGCTCGGCGCCGACCCATACGTTGTCGTTTCCTTTGAGGAGACTCGAATCTTTTAACCCGCCCAACGCAATTCTTTCAAAAGGGAGACCGAGGGCTTCTGCCAACGTTTGGCAGATCACAGTCTTGCCTACTCCGGGTTTTCCCTTCAAAGCAATATGACCATGTTTGTGGTAGGGGTTGGTGATGCGGTTTACTACTGTTTCTAACATTTCTTCTTTGACATGCTTCATCCCGTATATTTTCCTGTCGAGTTTTTCTTTTATATGGGTACAATAAAGGTTAATTCCACTATGATTCATTGGGTCTAGGGGAGATTTTATAATTTTCTGGTAGGGGAGGCTAAGTGCCCACTTGAGTTTTTCTCTTAAGGAAGCATATTGCGAACTTTCGGTGTCGTAGCGTTGGAGTCGTTCGTACATCTCGAGGAGTTCTATTTTTACTTTGTCAGACGCTTCTTTCTCAAGAATTTGATATCGGGTTGGTTTAAGTATACGTTTTGTATGAACTAGACGTTTTTCTTCTTTTTCATAAAATTTGAGGTTTTCGTTATTGATGGATTCGTGGGATGTTAGAATGTCTACAATTTCGTCGCGGAGATAATTATAGGCTCGTGACGGAGTCTCTATCGTTTGGAGAATAGAGAAGAGTTCTATTATGTTCTGGAGTTCGGGCGCTGAAAGGTTTGATCTTAAAATCTTTTTAAGAGAGGGCGTCCGGTTTTTTATAGATTTCTTAATTCTCGAGAGTTTCTTTTTTTCGGGTGCCGGAAGCTGTTTTTCTTCTTGTTCGGCTTCGTACCGAGATTGGACAACCGATTGGAGGAGTTGAGTCAGAGGATGGTCGCGTTCGAACACCCAGTCGGGGTCGTCTTCTTCGACGATAAAGTTTTCGATGTCGTCTTCGTTTTCTTCGTTGTCTTCGACTTCTTCGACTTCTTCGTTTTCTTCGACTTCTTCGTTTTCTTCGGATTCCTCGACTTCTT